GAGGGGTGGAACTGTATCGAAACAGATACTATTATATTTTACTCTCAAAACTACTCATATAAAGCAACCGTTCAAGCAGCTGGTCGCATTGACAGATTGAATACTCCATTCACAGATCTTTACTATTACTACTTACGTTCGAATTCGATTATAGATCTTGCGATTCAGAAGGCATTTAATAATAAACGCGACTTTAATGAACATCGCTTCATGTCCGCTTAGGTCTCGCATTAAAAACATAGCCTCTAATAGAAGAGGAGCAGAAAATCGCTCTTCTATTTTTTGAGAGGAGGGCTGTTCGATGGCGAGAGAATCCAAATTTCAGGCAGAATTAATTTTAGATTTAAGAGATCTCTATCCCGGTTGTATTATTTTAAAAAATGATGCTACACACATTCAAGGGATTCCAGATCTTTTAATTCTTTATAAAGATAAATGGGCAGCCTTAGAATGCAAAAGAAGCTTATTTGAGCGTTATCGTCCAAACCAAGAATATTATCTTGATGTAATGGATGACATGTCTTTTGCCTCTATGATTTGTCCAGAAAATAGAGAGGCGGTATTGTATGAACTTCAACAATCATTTTCGGCTAGAAGGCCAACACGCTTTTCTAAGCGCTAGTAAACATCATTGGATAAACTATGATGAAGAAAAATTAATTGATAGATTTACGACTTTTCAGGCATCTCAGCGGGGGACCGAACTGCATGATCTTGCACGTCGATGCATAGATCTTGGCGTTAAATTACCAAGAACAAACAAAACTTTAAATTTATACGTTAATGACGCAATAGGATTTAAGATGCAGACGGAACAGATTTTATATTATTCAGATAATTGTTTTGGAACAACAGATACTATTTCTTTTAGAAAAAACGTTCTTCGAATACACGATTTAAAAACTGGTCAATCGCCAGCTTCCATGAATCAATTATTAGTATATGCTGCTTTGTTCTGTTTAGAATATAATTTTAAACCCACAGAAATAGAAATTGAACTTCGACTATATCAATCAGATGAAGTTCTAATACATGTTCCCGAACCGGAAGAAATAATTAGAATAATGAATAAGATAATATCATTTGACAAAAGGATTGAGGAATTAAAATTAAGGGGATGACTTCATGAGTAATGAGATAAAACATTATGGTATGCCTAGGCGCTCAGGAAGATATCCTTGGGGGTCTGGGGAAAATCCTCACCAGAGAAATAATATTAGTTTCCGCGGACATGTTCTGGAACTCCGTAAACAAGGTTTAAGCGATGTCGAGATCGCTAAAGGTGAAGGCATAACTACCACGCAATTAAGAGCAAGAATGTCTTTAGGGAAGGCGGAACAAAGAGCCGCAGATACGGCGGAGGCAGCACGCCTTAAAGATAAGGGATATTCTAATGTGGAAATCGGGAAGAGGATGGGCATTAACGAATCCTCCGTTCGATCCCTTTTAAATCCGGTCCTTGCAGAAAGAGCATCCGTAACAATGGCTACGGCTAATATGTTAAAAGACAGCGTCGACCAGAAAAGATTCATCGATGTTGGCGCCGGAGTAGAAAACCATGTTGGCGTTAGCCGTACTAAATTAAACACTGCAATAGCACAGTTGGAAGAACAGGGTTATAAAATTCATCGCGTAAACGTAGAACAAATAGGGATGCCTGGGCAATTCACAATAGTTAAGGTGTTAGGTGCCCCTGACACCGAATGGAAGGAAGTCGTTCGCGATTTAAGTAAGATACAAAGTATAACTGCTTACACCGACGATTTCGGGAGGACCTTTCACACAGATTTAGGATTGAAACCCATCAAGAATGTAGATTCAAAACGAATAGAAGTTAAATACGCCGAAGATGGTGGTAGTTTAAAAGACGGTGTGATAGAACTTCGTCGTGGTGTTAAAGATCTCGATCTAGGTAACTCGAAATACGCTCAAGTAAGAATAGGCGTCGATGGTGCCCATTATTTAAAAGGGATGGCTATCTATTCTGACGATATGCCCGATGGTGTGGATATAATTTTTAACACGAATAAGCGCAACACTGGCAATAAACTTGACGCGCTAAAGAGATTAAAAGACGAGCCAGATAACCCTTTCGGATCAACTATAAAAAGACAGAAGGGCGCTATTAATATTGTTAACGAAGAAGGGGACTGGGAGAAATGGTCAAAAACCATATCATCACAAATATTATCTAAACAGACTGTCCCTTTAGCTAAGGCGCAATTAGCATTAGCCCTAAGGCAAAAGAAAGAAGAATTCGAAGAGATAATGTCGTTAACTAATCCGGTTGTTAAAAGACAACTTCTAAATTCTTTTGCAGATGATTGTGATGCGTCTTCTATTCATCTTAAGGCGGCGGCCTTACCAAGACAAGCCTCTAAAGTAATTCTCCCTGTTCCTAGCATGAAAGAGAATGAAGTTTATGCCCCCACATTCAAAAATGGCGAGAAAGTAGTTCTCATAAGGCACCCACACGGCGGGACTTTTGAGATACCACAATTGACGGTGAATAATAAATCGAAGGCCGCTAAGTCTATTATGGAAAAAGCCATGGACGCTATCGGTATTCACCCAAACGTCGCGCAGAAACTTTCCGGCGCAGACTTTGACGGTGACACTGTAATAGTAATACCAAACAATAAAGGGCTAATAAAAACATCCTCATCTTTAAAAGGTCTTGAAAATTTTGATCCTATCTCGGCTTATCCCGGTTATCCAGGAATGAAATCCATCAAGCCCAAAACAAAACAAACTAAAATGGGTGAGGTTTCTAACCTTATAACTGACATGACAATTAAAGGCGCTAATGTGAATGAAATCGCTAGGGCGGTCCGACATTCAATGGTTGTCATAGATTCGGAGAAGCATAATTTAAACTATAAACAATCATACATTGACAATGGGATAGCGGCACTTAGTGAGAAGTATCAGAACAGTAAGCGTGGTGGAGCTTCAACCCTAATCTCTAAAGCTTCCTCTGTAATTAGAGTACCACATAGAAAGAGCGGCTATAGTATAGACCCAGTCACAGGTTCGAAAGTTTATACGGAAACAGGTCAGACGTATGTCGACAGTAAGGGTCGCACCATCAAGAGAACTTCCTCCTCCACTAAGATGGCGGAGACACCTAATGCTTTTAGTTTATCTTCTGGTAGACCAATAGAAGAAGTATATGCTTCCTATGCAAACGACCTTAAGGCATTAGCTAACGCTTCTAGACGTGTGGCCGTAACAACGAAGTCTACGCCTTACAGCCCATCAGCAAGGGTCGCGTATCAAAAGGAAGTCGACACGTTAAACGCCCAATTGAACGTAGCTCTTAAGAACAAACCTGTTGAGAGGCAAGCCCAAATCTTGGCTAACTCTGTAGTGAATCGTAAGAAGCAGGCCAACCCCGGCATGGACAATGACGACCTTAAGAAAATTCGCAACCAAGCCCTAGCTGAAGCCCGGGCCAGAACAGGCGCGAAGAAGACACAAGTTAACATCACCGATCGTGAATGGGAAGCGATACAAGCAGGCGCAATAAGTTCCTCAAAACTCACACAAATTCTTCAGAATTCCGATCTTAACAAAGTAAAACGATTAGCAACGCCGAGAACATCTGTTTCGATGTCGCCAGCTAAGGTGGCAAGAGCGAAGTCAATGCTTACTTCTGGTTATACACAAGCAGAGGTTGCCGAAGCTTTAGGCGTATCCACATCAACCTTATCAAAATCATTAAAGTAGAGGAGGAGAGGATGAATGAAAGTTGTAATGCTAACCACTATAGATAACCCATACAACCCTCTCACCCATTTCGATGAGTGGAGAACGTTTGATGAAGAAAAAGGTTATCATACCTGTGCGTACTTAGCTAGAATTGTTAAGGCATCTGACGAATTATCAGATACAGATGAAGACTTAGCGATCGAACAAGCAATAGATGAAATTGTTAGACTGAACGTGCTAGGAATATATAAAAAAGTTGTAGCATAGGGGGGTCTTCGCGTAAACTACCCCCCCCTCCTACAT